CATCGAACAAGCGTGGTTACAACTACCGCTGGAGAAAAGTTCGTGATGCATACCTTCGCAAGCATCCGTTGTGTGTGAAGTGTATGCTGGACGGTCGGTATGTTCAGGCAACCGTCGTAGACCATATCAAACCACATCGTGGTGATGAGAAACTCATGTGGGACGAGAATAATTATCAGGCATTATGCAAACCGTGTCACGATAAAAAGACATGGACGGAGGATAAAACGCCTGAATATAGGTACTAATCCCCCGGGGGTATAAAAATCCCTACAGTTGATTAAAAGATTGACCGGCTGGCAACGCTACACGCAGTTTTCGCATATTCAGAGGCCGTATTAACCCTCAATCCACGCAAAAAAGAAATTTTCCAAAAGTAACGTAAAACAGGACTTTTTTCCCGACTTCACAGTCGGGATTTTTTATACTCTTTTTCAAAGAATTTTTGATTGTTTTCAAATGAAAGGATTTGATTCAAATGGCGAAAGACGGAACAAACCGTGGTGGTGCAAGACCGGGTGCGGGGCGAAAACCAAAAGCACTGAAAGAAAAAATCGAGGCTGGAAATCCGGGAAAGCGTCAGCTGACCAAGCTCGATATTCCTGAAAATATTGAAGGCGTTGATATGCCAAAACCCGGCGAGTATCTTTCCTCGATGCAGCGTGACGGCAGACCTCTTGGAGCAGATGAAATTTACAACAAGGTCTGTCGCTGGCTAAAAAAACTTGGCTGTGAAAAACTGGTTAACCCTACTCTTGTGGAACAATACGCTATGAGCGTTGCACGTTGGGTGCAATGTGAAGAAGCAATCTCCCGGTTAGGAATGATTGGAAAACATGCCACTACAGGAAATCCATGCACCAGTCCCTTCGTCAACATTTCCAACAGCTACATGAAGCAATCTACTCTGCTATGGGCAAACATTCAGCAGATTGTAAAGGAAAACTGTTCTGCTGATATTGGCTTGAACAGCCCTGAAATGGATATGATGGAACAATTGCTGAGAAACAGAAACGGCTAAAGAAAGGAAACACAGCATGAAAGCAGATACACAGTTCTGGCGGGATTTGAAACATAACCGCCAGCATCTTACCAAACAGCAATACAAGACGATTAAAGGACAAGCTGTGAAAGGCAATGTCAACGATGCTCGAAAGGGACTGCACAAGATTTTACGTAGGAGGGGCAACTGAAATGGAAAACAAGGAAACGCAGTATTATCTTGCGGATATAAGCGAGCTTATTCCCTATGCACGAAATGCAAGAACACACTCAGAGTCACAGATAGCACAGATAGCGGCATCAATCAAGGAGTTCGGATTTCTTTCACCGATTATCATCGCAGAAGATAATACAATCCTCTGTGGGCATGGCAGATTTTATGGCGCTCAGAAACTCGGTTTAAAGAAAGTTCCTTGTATCAAGGAAAGCCATCTGACTGAAACACAGCGACGTGCGTATATCCTTGCTGATAATAAGCTTTCGTTGAATGCAGGCTGGGACGATGAAATGCTTGCTGTAGAATTATCCGAATTGCAGGCAGAGGACTTTGACCTCGGTCTTACCGGCTTCGATGAAAAGGAACTGGCTGATTTGTTTGCGACGGATGATGACGATGTCAAGGACGATGATTTCGATGTCGACAAGACTGCAGAAATTGAACCGTTTGTAGAAAACGGTGACATCTGGCTTCTCGGCAGACACAGACTTCGTTGCGGTGATTCTACAAAACCCGATGAAGTTGCACTGTTAATGGACGGACAGAAAGCCAATGCCTGTATCACAGATCCACCGTATAATTGTGCATATCAGGGTGGAACCGGAATGCGTATCATGAATGACAAGTGGACTGACAGCGAGAAATTTTATCAGTTCCTTCTTGATGCTTTTAAGAATGTGTATACATCACTTGCTGATGGCGGAGCTTTTTACTGCTTCCATTCCGATGCTGAAAAGTGCAACTTTTTCAATGCAACGGTTAATGCCGGATTTCATTATTCTACAACTTGTATCTGGGTAAAAGATACACTTGTTATCGGCAGAATGGATTTCCAGATGCGACACGAGCCGGTCTTGTACGCCTTCAAGGATACAGCAAAGCATAAGTTTTATGGTGACCGCAAGCAGACAACAGTCTGGGAATTTGACAGACCGAAAAAGTCCAAACTGCATCCGACTATGAAACCACTTCCTTTGATTGCATATCCGATTCAGATGTCTTCACAGGAAAACGGCATTATTCTCGACCTGTTCGGTGGAAGTGGTTCTACGCTGATTGCATCTGAGCAGACAAATAGAATTTGTTATACACAGGAACTTGACCCGAAATATGCATCTGCAATTGTCAGAAGATATGTTGCGACGGCAGGTTCAGCTGAGGATGTGTATGTTATCAAAAATGGTGAAAAGCTCCCGTGTAGTGCTGTACATGATTTTACTAATGAGGAACTTAATATTCAGGATGGAAGTGTTGATGATGCTCAAAGAGGACGTGCTGTTGATGAAGATTAATCTGACACTGGGCAGTCTTTTTTCTGGTTCAGGTGGATTTGAGCTTGCTGGACTGCTTTCCGGTATTACTCCAAAGTGGGCATCGGAAATTGAACCTTTTCCGATTGCAGTAACAAAAAAGCGTCTGCCTATGGTGAAACACCTCGGAGACGTTTCAAAAATCAATGGGGCACAAATCGAACCTGTAGACATCATAACTTTTGGCAGCCCTTGCCAGGACATGAGCATCGCCGGCAAGCGTAGTGGTCTGGACGGTAGCCGTTCCAGCCTATTTTTTCAGGCAATCAGAATTATCAAAGAAATGAGGTGCGCTACAAATGGCAAATATCCACGATTCATCGTGTTCGAAAATGTCCCCGGATGTCAGTCCAGCAACGGCGGCGAAGACTTCCGCCGTGTCCTCGAAGAAATCTGCCGGATTAAAGATGAATCCGTATGTATTTCTCGACCTGCGAAGTGGGCAAAAGCCGGATACATCATGGCAGACGATTACTCCGTCGCCTTTAGACTTCTCGATGCTCAACACTTCGGAGTCGCTCAGAGACGCCGACGTCTGTTTCTTGTCGCAGATTTTGGAGGTCAATGTGCCTCAAAAGTATTATTTGAGTCCGAGGGCCTGTCTGGGTATTCTCCGCAGAGCTTCCATTCGTGGAAAACAGCTTCCGAGGGTATTGAAAGTTGCTCTGGAGAGGCAGGCACAATCTGTATGTGCGACCAAGGAGGAGAGCGAATTGACGTCCTGACGGACAAAACTGCAACACTCCGTGCTGAATCACATCATCCGCCCTGTGTTTTGGAATCAGCAGGTTTCTGCACCGAGCATTCCGCAAATGCAAGGGGTATCGGCTACGAGGAAGAAAAATCACCTACACTGCGTGCAGGTGTCGTTCCGGCGGCAATTGCATTGGAGAATCACCCTGCCGACAGCAGAGTGAGCCTTTCAAAAGACGATATCTGCCAGACCCTGACAAGTCGTTGTGGGACTGGTGGCGGCAATGTTCCGCTGCTTATGGAAACACCGAAAACGCTGAAAGTGCGTTGCGGAAAGGCTGGAGGCGGGAAAGGCTGCTTGATACAAGAGGATAAATCGGCAACGCTGTCCTGCAATAACGACCAGATATTGTTCGTGCCGAAAGCATATGGAATCTGCTCCAAACACAGCAATTCCATGATGAGTGATAACCCGAACAGTGGATTCTATGAAGCAGATACAGCCCGAACAATTGATACAAGCAATCAGTCACCCTGTAAAAATCAAGGTGGTATGGTAGTAATTGAGGGTAACGGCTCTCGTCCGTCACATCATGGTGACGGATATCTTGAAAGCGAAACCATGTACACACTGAATGCCACGGAAAAACATGGTCTTGCATATGGTATCGGTAGACCTGCATTCAATCAAGGCTATAACGCACAGTTCAGCTTTCAGATTGAAGAAGAAACACAGCCGACTTTAGTTGCGAAAGGACCGGGTGCAGTTGCTGCTCCGGCATATTCCACGAGCAAGGCTTCCTATCACACATTACCGGAAGAAGAAATTGCAAACACACTGGTTGCATCTGACTGGAAAGATCCTCCGACTGCCGCATTCAATCAGCAAACAGATGATGATGAAGTCCAGTATATCGTTCGCAGGCTGACCCCGTCTGAATGCGCAAAGCTACAGGGCTTCCCCTCATGGTGGTGTAAGAATCTTGGAAATCCGAACCCGTCTGAGGCTGAGATTGATGAGTGGGAGCGAATTTTTGAAACGTTCCGACTTGCAACAAATCCCAACAGCAAGCCAAAAACGAGAAAGGCAATCGCAAAATTTCTCAGTGATCCTCACAGCGATTCGGCAGAGTACAAGTTGTGGGGAAACGGCATTTCTTTGCCCGTAGCTTTTTTCGTGCTAAGTGGAATCGTTTGGGCTGTAAACAAGGACTTTAATGAAAAAATGAGAACATGAAAACTTGTCTACATCACACAAGACTGTGCTGAATAATTCTACAGTATTTCGGCGAAAAATAGCTTGCAATCTGTGCGAAAGAGAGGTAACATAACAGTACAGAAAAAAGCTAAAAAGCACCGAAAGGACGTGGTTTTATGACCATTCATTACAACTGCACTGACCGCAAACCGCTGGTTCAGGCAATCAGCGACATCATCGGAGCACCTGCCGAATATCAGTTCATGCCGACCTGTGCATACAGATTCGGAGACGATTTTACGGTTACCAAGGAGGGCAACCTTGAAATCAATGACAGAGCCGACAGCAAAGAAGTCGAGCATCTTCTGGAGGAGCTTAACCGCCGAGGATACAATGCACCGCAAGAGCCAAATAAATTGACCGTTCAGATGCCTGCGGAATTCTTCACGGAGCAGATGCTAACCAACCTCCGCAAGCTTATCGAAAACAAATCAACGCTTTTCAAATCGGCGTTTAGGACGGACAATCTCGAAATCGAGGTCAACGAAAAGACAGTGGAATTCCCGTGGTTTACACCTGAACAGGACAGCGACAGCAATGCCTATTGTACCTTTATTTCCATGCTTTGCGAATTCGTCAAGAATCGGAAGCGTGTGAACAACAAGCCCGATACCACGGACAATCCGAAATATGCGATGCGTTGTTTTCTCCTCCGCATTGGCATGATTGGAACGGATTACAAAGCTGCAAGAAAGGTTCTGCTTTGCAATCTTACGGGCAGTTCCGCATTCAGACATGGAGGCTCAGAATAAAAGAGAACGCTCCTCCATTTTACTGTATTTTACCATAAAAAAGCAAGTATATCAACGGTGTATATCACACAAATATTCGCCAGATATACAGCCCTTATTCTGTAGATTTAGCCGCTTGATATATCCTCCGTTATGCGGTAATATGTAACACAACGAAAGGGCGGAAAGCCCCGAAAATACGGAGGAAAACACGATGAACGAAAAGACAAGAAAGCAGATTGAAAACCTGAAAAATCAGACGATAGGGGTAGAAATTGAGACAAACAACATCACCAGAGAAAAGGCTGCAAAAATTGCGGCAGACTTTTTCGGAACAGGACGCTACGAAAATACAGCTTCACGCAACGGCTACTGCACATGGTCAGCTTGGGACGCACAGGGCAGAGAATGGAAATTCCAGAAAGACGTTTCCATTGCAGGACCCGACAGCGAAAAATGCGAAATGGTTACACCAATTTTGCACTACGAGGATATTGAAGCCTTACAGGAACTTGTGAGAAAACTTCGCAGAGCCGGAGCAATTTCCCACGCAGGAGTTGGCGCAGGGGTTCATATTCACATTGGCGCAACCGGTCACACACCGCAGACACTCAGAAACCTCGCAAACATCATGGCAAGCCACGAAAATCTCATCGCAAGCGCTCTTAAAATCGACCAAGGCAGAATGAACCGCTACTGTCGCACGGTTGACCCAAAATTCATCGAACAGCTTAACAAGAAAAAGCCGAAAACTATGGCGCAACTTGCGGACATCTGGTACACGGCGAACAACGCAAACTACGGCAGAGACCACCACTACAACGACAGCCGCTACCACATGACGAATTATCATGCGGTTTTTACAAAAGGTACGATTGAATTCAGGGCATTCAACTTCGACAAGCCCACGGCTGAAAAGAAAAACGGACTGCACGCAGGACAACTGAAAAGTTGGATTCAGCTTTGCCTTGCACTCAGCGAAATGGCAAAAGAACTGAGAACGGCAAGTTCAAAACCGCAGCAGACCGACAACCCAAAATTCGCAATGAGAACATGGCTGATACGCTTGGGACTGGTTGGGGCAGAATTCGCCACAGCGAGGGATTTCCTTACAAGAAATCTTGAGGGAGATGCAGCATTCAGATTCGGCAGGAACTAACTGAGGGAGATTTCCTCCTGCTACCTTGACCGCCACCTACGGGTGGCTTAAGGCAGTGGAAGGAAGTGTCCTTCAGAAAGGAAGTAACACCATGAAAAAATATTACCTTGCCTACGGCTCGAACCTCAATGTTCACCAGATGCGTTTCCGCTGCCCCGATGCGAGGGTTGTGGGAACGGCTGAAATTCCCGACTGCCAGTTGCTTTTCAAAGGCAGCAAAACCGGTGCTTACCTCACAATTGAAAAGCGTGCCGGAGCGGTTGTTCCGGTGGGCGTGTGGGAGGTTTCGGCGGCTGATGAACTTGAACTTGATAGGTACGAGGGTTGCCCCACTTTCTACTACAAAACCGAAATGGAGGTCGCTGTGAAAAGCTGGAAAAACGGCAAAATTGAGACCGTAAAAGCCTTTGTCTACATCATGCACGAGGACAGAAAACTGGGTGTTCCGAGTAGTCAGTACGTCCGAACCTGCGTTGCCGGATACCGCAATTTCGGTTTTGATTTGAAACATCTCCGCCTTGCCCTTGACCTGAGCGAAAGAGGTGAAATTTGATGAAAATTGAAAGCAACCACGAGGGCATTTGCCCAATCTGCGGACAGATTTACCACGGCAGACCTGCACTTTCCCGCACCGACAATGAGACGTTAATCTGCGCCGATTGTGGCGTGCGTCAGGCATTGACTGCCCTTGAAATTTCTGCGGAGGAACAGGAGAAAATTCTCTCCATTATGCATCGTTCAAATCCGCAGGAATAGCCCCACGCAGCCCACACGTTGCCCCACGTTTCCGCTTTCAGGCACTTGCCGAAAAACCGTACCCAACCGAAAAAGGAAGCCGTTACAGGCGAACGTGGGGGCGATGTGAAACGTAATTTTCAACAAACTACCAAGCCGGAGCCGCAAGGCTCTGTCGCTTGTTTATATAGATACGGGCGGCTCTCTTCGGAGAGCTTTTTCCATGCCCGGAATGTGTGTATATCACACAAGCATCAAAGCTGATTTTGCCCCTATATTCTGTAGTTTTAGCCGCTTGCTATAATTCACACTATGCGGTAATATGTAACTACCGAAAGGGAAAGAAACCCTCGGAAAACACAGAATTACGGAGGATAACAAAATGGTAAGTTACGGAGTTGCAAAGGCAAGAGCGATGGAAAGCAAGACAAATTGGAACGAGGAGGAATACACCTCTAAGGCAATCATCACATGGGCGGACAGCGAATACGAATACGAACTTGAAATTGAAAATGAGGACATGGACGAGGGCTTCGAAACATGGATTGAAAAGCACGCCGAGGAACTTGCAAGAGAGGATGCCGAGGCAAACGACACAACTTTCGAGGAGATAGTTGAAATTAACTACGAATACGACTACATTGACGACGACGAGGCTTTTGACCGAGCCTACGAAGCCGCAGCAGAATTTGAATGGGAATGTGCAACGGGGAGATAACCTCCCCCACTGCATCGAGGGCGGAGCCGAAAGGCTCCCACCTTCGCCACGTTGCCCTTAGACGGCTTCCCTGCCGTGTCACAACAAACTGTGCGACGCTGAAAACGTCGGCTTGTGAGCGATTCTGGGGCGACACAGAACGTCGCATAATGTACAATATGTCCCCACGATATTTGTCACATTTATTATCCCAAATACCGTTGACTTGTCCTCCGAAAGACGGTAACATACATCATGCCAAAGGGCAAAAAAATAACAAGGGAGAATGAATATGACTTGGAAGAAAATCACAACAATGGAGCATCTCGAAATGGACGGATGCAGCTCACAGGGTGCAGTTCTCAAATACGGAGCCCATGTTCTGGTCTGCGGATTGACCTACAGAGGTTTTGAGGCGGCGATTTACAAATTTATCGAGGATGAGGAAGAAACCGGACTTTCCTACATCGAATGCCGCATCGCACTTCACACGGTTGCACCGAAGCCTTTTGACGACGGCGGTGATGCAATCAAATGGTGCTTTGACCGGCTTGCAAAATAAAACAAATGAACCTGCCAAACGGTAGGTTCTTGTTCTGAAAGAAGGCGCATAGTTTGCGAAAACTGAAAAAGTACAAGCCAACACAATTTATGGCAGACGATTCCAAATATAACAAAAAGGCGGCAGATTATGCCGTCTCTTTTATTGAGTGTCTGTGCCACACCAAAGGCACATGGGCTGGAAAAAAGTTCGAACTGATTGACTGGCAGGAGCGTATTATCCGTGACCTGTTCGGTGTGCTGAAACCCAACGGCTATCGACAGTTTAACACGGCGTATGTCGAAATCCCGAAAAAGCAAGGAAAGCAACTGGCTCTTGATACGCTGATACCCACACCGGACGGTTTCACTACAATGGGAGAAATCCAAATCGGCGATACTGTTTTTGATGAAAGGGGCAATCCGTGCCACGTCGTTGCAAAAAGCAAAGTGGACTTCTCAGAACAGGCTTACCGCATTACCTTCAAGGACGGTGAAACAATTGAAGCCGGAGAACATCATCAATGGAGTGGTGAATACACACGTGGCAAACGAAAAAAGTGTATCATGACTACCGGTGAAATTTTCCGTATGCCTAGAGACAGAGGGTGTTTCAGATTCAGACTTGCTGTTGCGGAAGCGGTGCAAACAAGTGAAAAGGAGCTACCTATTGAGCCATATCTTATGGGCTACTGGCTTGGAAACGGAAATTCCGTCAAGCCTGAAATCACAGTTCAGACCTGCGATATTCCGGATGTGCTTTCAAAAATACTGCCGTCCTATCCAAATATGACTTCATGGAATAATATCGGAAATAGTGTTGTTTTTAGAATCCCGGAATTGAAAGCAATACTGCTTAAAAGCTTTCACGACAAGGAAATTCCTACCCAATATCTCCGTTCTTCGTATTATCAGAGACTGGAACTTTTGCAGGGACTTATGAATTCTGACGGTGCAATCAGCACGCTAAAAGGTCAGGCAATATACACCTCCACAGAACGAAAACTCGCTGAAAGTGTCAGCGAACTTTTATGGAGTCTTGGGATAAAAAATGCTATCACAACTGCGGTCAGCACGCAGAGAGCCGATTGGAATCTGCCAAGTACGGAGTGTGGGAGAATCGAAACCGGAGAAACTTTGTACTATGTAAAATTTACCGCCTTTGATGATATTTCCATAGTCGGGCTGAGAAGAAAAGCTCATAATCAAGTGCCACGAAATCCTGCGACACGCAGTCATTTCCGTTACATCGACAAAATCGAAAAAATAGAAAATCGTGGAATGCAGTGCATTCAGGTTGACAGTCCGTCGCATCAGTATCTGGTAGGGCGTTCTTTTTTGCCTACGCACAACAGCGAGCTTGCGGCAGCGGTTGCTCTTCTGTTAACCTGTGGGGACGGAGAACAACGTGCCGAGGTTTACGGCTGTGCAGCCGATAGACAACAGGCGTCTATTGTTTTTGAAGTTGCCGCAGATATGGTGCGTATGTGTCCGGCTCTCAACAAGAGGGTCAAAATTTTAACCGCACAAAAGAGAATTATTTATCAGCCGACAAACAGCTTCTATCAGATTCTTTCCTCGGAAGCCTACTCAAAACACGGTTTTAATATTCACGGCGTTGTGATGGATGAACTTCATACACAACCTAACCGAAAACTCTACGATGTCATGACCAAAGGCTCCGGTGACGCAAGAATGCAGCCGCTGTATTTTCTGATTACAACAGCCGGAACGGATACAAATTCAATCTGTTATGAGGTGCATCAGAAAGCAAAGGATATCATTGAGGGGCGTAAAATCGACCCGACATTTTACCCTGTGATTTATGGTGCAGATGAAAACGAGGATTGGACTTCACCGACGGTCTGGAAAAAGGCAAATCCGTCTCTCGGAATTACCGTGGGACTGGATAAGGTTCAGGCTGCCTGCGACTCCGCAAGGCAGAATCCCGGTGAGGAAAATGCATTCCGTCAGTTGCGATTGAACCAGTGGGTAAAACAGTCAGTCCGCTGGATGCCCATGAAAAAATGGGACGCTTGCAATTTTACGGTAAGCCCAGAAGAACTGAAAGGGCGTGTATGCTATGGCGGACTTGACCTTTCATCGACTACCGATATAACGGCATTTGTGCTGGTGTTCCCACCGACCGCAGATGATGATAAATATTACATTCTGCCGTATTTTTGGCTGCCGGAAGAAACCCTTGAATTACGTGTACGTCGTGACCATGTTCCCTATGATGTCTGGGAACGTCAAGGGCATATCATGACAACCGAGGGCAATGTGGTACATTACGGTTTCATTGAACAATTCATCGACGACCTCGGAAAGTATTTCAATATCCGTGAAATTGCCTTTGACCGTTGGGGTGCTGTGCAGATGTCGCAGAATCTTGAGGGACTGGGATTTACCCTCGTTCAGTTCGGTCAGGGATTCAAAGACATGAGCCCTCCTACGAAAGAACTGATGAAATTGACCCTTGAGAAAAAACTCGCCCACGGCGGTCAACCCGTCCTACGCTGGATGATGGATAATATCTTCATTCGCCGTGACCCTGCCGGAAATATCAAGCCGGACAAGGAAAAATCCACGGAGAAAATTGACGGTGCGGTGGCGTTGATTATGGCGCTTGACCGTGCAATTCGGTGTGGTTCTGGTGACTCCGGAGCGAGTGTTTATGATGAAAGACCGCTTTTTGTGATGTAACATTTGCGTCAACCATAAAGAAAGACAGCCTTCTGCCAAAATAGAAGGCTGCCTCTGTTGATTGATTATTGTGCAGTTTGCGCAGTTAAAGTTAATCCAAGCGGTTTCATAATTCTGATTAGCGTTTCAAGATTGGGAACAGTCTTGCAGGATTCAATCCTTGCAATGGACGACTGTGGCATATGACATAAATCTGCAAGCTGCCTTTGAGAATAACCAAGAGCATTACGCTGTTCAATCAGTGTAGCGATAATCGCTGCAACAGTTTCCATTTCTTCAATGTCAGCTTTTCCGTTAGAATCGACAGCTTTGACATGTTCTTTATAATCGTTCCAAGTTCTCATAAATCATTTCCCCTTTCTGGACAAGTAATCATCACGTTCAGCCTTTGCTTTTTCGATTTCCCGTTTCGGCGTTTTTTGAGACTTTTTTCTGAAATGGTGCAGCAAGACAAATGTATCATTGCAGTAATAGAAATAGAATACACGGTTATTCCCGGGTCGCAACTCCCATATATCTTCTTCTATATGCTTGGTAATATTTTGAGGAAGTTTCGTTCCACTTCGTTGTAGCAATTCAATGTGAAGCATAAGCTGATTATATTGTATTCTTGCATCTTTGCTTTTAT